AATTGGCTGCCTTATCTCAACAGAGTGCGACAAATGCGGTATATGATCAGGCAAAGACACCGGCCGCAACAGCAGCCTTACAAGCACAACAGGCACAAATGTACAAAGGGGGGCGAAGAAGGAAAAGAGCCACTAGAAGGAAAAATAGAAAACACAAAAATAAGAAGAGTAGACGACACCGATAAATATAAAAACTTCTATAAGCAATGATGTAAACCAATAAAATAAATATATTTAATAATAATATAGATTATGCCAACTACAAAAAATTATGCAAATTTTATATATGTAAATTTAGGTTTTATAGCACAAATTGCAGTTATGATGTATTTTAAATCTATTATAGAAATAAAAGAAAATTGGCCTGTCTATCGCTGTAACCCACCTTATTGGATTTTTTCTGATAATATTACCGAAGATTTTACATATTGTGTACAAAATACCCAAATGAACATGATGGGCTATTTATTAGAACCAATGAACTATATGGTTTCATCTCTTGCATCTATTGGAGGCGGGTTTAATGATGCCATTAACAATGTTCGGGTCATGTTTAGCTCAATTAGAGACTTTGTTTCTAATATTATTCAAAATGTATTTGGAGTGTTTTTAAATATTACTGTTGAATTACAGAAAACTACTATCAGTATTAAAGACATGGTGGGAAAATTAATTGGTGTCGTAGTTACTATTATGTACATTTTAGATGGTTCAATCAAGACAATGAATAGTGCATGGGCTGGACCTCCTGGTCAGATAGTCAAGGCACTAGGGTCTTGTTTTCACCCAGAAACTAAAGTTAGACTTAAAAATGGCGACATTTATTCCATGAAAGATTTGCCTTTAGGGGCAGAATTAGAAGATGGCGGAAAAGTCTTTTCTGTTATGAAAATTGCCAATTTAAACAATAACTCACTATATAAAATTCCTGGAGGCATCAACGGTGAATATATTTATGTTACCGGAGAACATTGCTTATTTGACAAAGAGACCAAACAATGGGATTTTGTGAAAAATTGCGCTTATGCATTGAAACAAGAAACAGTTTCATCAGATTGGTTTTCTTGTTTAATTACAACTAACAGACAAATACAAATAGGCGAACAACTATTCTGGGATTGGGAAGATGACGATTTAATAGAACAATTAAAATTAAAGATTAAAGATTAAAGATTAAAGATTATCTTTGTATTTCATTTGTATTATTGTATTATTCTCCATTTATAGTATATGAATAATAATACAAATGAAATAAATATATCTACTGCAAGTGAATTTATAAACGAAACATATGAAAATCTATCATTTTTTGATTTATATGGAAACTCTGTTATTATTTTTATATTCATGACCTTGTTTGTATTTTTAGCCTATTCTTATTGCAAAATTATACAGAACAAAGAAGAAATAGCCAGCGATTGGAATAATCAACGATGCAAACCTCAGAATATTGCATTTGCGGGACAAATTACTCACCCTGAAGGCGTAACACCATTTGAATACACAAACCAAAATTTTCAATATTGTGTGCAAAGTATTTTAATGAATATAACAGGTTATGCTTTAGAACCATTTCAATACATGATTTCAGCTATCACTGATATATTTGCCGAATTCGCTTCGGCTATTCAACAAATCAGAGAAATTATTAATAATATCCGCAATAGTTTTGCCACCTTTTCCGAAGATGTTATGGGACGTTTATTAAATATTATGACCCCTATTCAAACCATGTTTATTGCCTTAATGGATAGTTTTCAGAAAATTGAAGGTGTTATGACTGGTGGTCTATATACCATGTTGGGGACTTATTATACATTGCAGTCCTTGATGGGTGCGATTTTAGAATTGGTAATTAAAATATTAATCGCAATTGTCATTGTAATTGTAGCTATGTGGATCTTACCGTTTACATAGCCAATAGCTACATCTATGACTGCCATTTTCTTGGCAATAGCCATTCCATTAGCTATTATTATTTATTTTATGACAGAGGTTTTGCATATAAAAGCCGCTGCTATTCCACAATTAAGATGTTTCGATAAAAATACGCCAATAAATATTGCAAATGGAGTAACAATACCAATCTATAAAGTAAAACCAGGTACGAAGCTAAATGACGGATCTATAGTTACATCTATATTTAAAGTAACCTCTAAAAACCTGGATATGTTTAATTTACATGGGATTATTGTAAGCGAAAGCCATATCGTAAAACAGAATGATCAATGGTTACCGGTTAAAAATCATCCAGATGCAATTAAATTGGACAAATATGAAGAACCATATTTATATTGTTTGAATACATCGAATAAAAGGATCGTTTTAAATAATACTATTTTTACAGATTGGGATGAAATATATGACGATACATTGGCGGCAATTTTAGATTATAAAGATATTAAAACGAGTGAAAATATTTTCAAAACACTTGACTATGGTTTTGACGAAAATACAATTATTAAATTGAAAGATAGGAACGTTTCAATAAAAAATATACAAATAGGTGATAAATTATCTACCGGAGGTATTGTCTATGGAATTGTACAATTAACTAACAATTTAGGAAATAATGAAAATGAAAATGAGAATGACAATTTGTACCATTTACTTGTTTCAAATAAGTATTTCGAAACCTTAGAAAAAAAAGAGGCGGATTATAATAACATAATTGATAGTATATTGACTTCTAGAATTAAGAAAAATATTATCTAAAGAATATGTATAATATGGAAATTTCAATTGGTTCATATAAAATGCGATTGGAAATCTTAATTCTTATCGTAGTTGTATTTTGGATATTATTTGGACATTTGCTATGTTCTTGTTGCAATTTTAGTTTAAAAGAAGGTCTAGAAATGGTTGCAAATGCTGCCAGTCCTACAGTTGAAGGTAGTTTTAGTTTAAAAAATAAACAAATACCTTCCAGTGGCGCTCCTCACTATAATGCTGTCCCTGGAGGAGCTCCTCTTCCTCCTACTACTGGTGGAACATCTGCTTCTTCTGCGGCTCCCGTGAAGGAGGGATTTACGGGTGCAAATAATGTCGCGTTTAGTCCTGAGTTTGCAGGTGCTAAAGCAGCCGACTATATTATGAACCCATCTACTTGGGGTAGACCAACCTTGGTTTACAGTCCTGGTACCAAACCTGATGCCGGCGTGCAAGCCATTTGGAACCGACCTAAACAACCTATTCCTCTACCCAAAGGAGAAATGGACTTCTTTGCTACAACACCTTTTGCACCTGAATGCTGCCCCAATGCATATTCATCTAGTACTGGATGTGCCTGTATGACTGTGGATCAATACGGTTATCTTCTTGAGAGGTCGGGAAATAATGTACCCTATTCCGTATATTAATTTTTATTTATAAATAATTTATCAAATAACATAAATTATGTATGATATTCAACTCTTTCTCCTTTTGAATTATATACCCAAATCTCGTAATTATAACCAAGCTCCTTTGCAGCAGCCTGTTTCAAAAATATAATATCCATTTTTTTTAGAAAAGTCCAAGTTGACTTAACTTCAATACATAATTTTTTAGAAGGAATAAAGATATCAACAAAATGTCTACATAATTTGTCATTATTATCTTTATACCAAATTTTAGGAACTAATTTGGACCCGATTATAATATCTTGTTCTAAAATATGTTCTTTTTTTAACAAATCATTTAATGCAAATGGCTCATAACCCTGAACGCGTTCTATTTTACCAGAGGGAAATATATAATCTTTTGATTTATATGAATTTTTACTAATTTTTTCCATTATTTCTGGATGTTGACAAGAATATTCAACTCCATATTTTTCCAAACATGTTTGTTTTATTTTATTTTGTATTTCATTACTTTGACTAGCATATTCAACTCCATATTTTTCCATACAGGTAGCTTTTCCTTTATCTCTGATTTCTTTAACTTGAAAAACATGATCTACGCCATATTTTTCCATACAGGTGGCCTTTCCTTTATTTCTAAAATCTGTTACTTGTAATGTATGTTCTACTCCGTATTTTTCTAAATTATTTGCCTTCATTTTTTGTTTAACTGCTTCCGATTGTGTAGGATATTCTACTCCATATTTTTCTAAATTTGTATGTTTAAATTTTTCTTTTAGTTCATCTGATTGAGATGGATTTTCAACTCCATAATGTAATAAACATGTATCTTTCTTTTTTTGTTTTACATGTTCAGATTGATTAGGACTTTCTACACCGTATTTATTTAACCATGTTTGTTTCACCTTTTCTTTATTATCTGATGAATGGAGAGTGCATGTAACTCCATATTTTTCTAAATTAGTCTCTTTTACTTTATCTTTAATTTGCTGTGACTGTGATGCATACTCTACTCCATATTTTTTTAGATTAGTTTCTTTTGTTTTATTTTTTACAATATCTGATTTCATAGGATTTTCAACTCCATATTTTTCAATAGATGTATTTTTTATTTTTTCTACACCTGTTTTTGTGCTACATTTCAAACAGTAACCGTTTGTTTTAATTAGAGAACGAAAACTCTTACTAAATTTATTAGTACAATCATTGTTTAGACAATTACCTTCAATAATTGTAAAAATATTTATACTTTGTGTAGCATAATCACTCGTAAAAGTGATTTTATGTGTTTCTGCAAATTGTTTTAGATATGTATAGTCGTATCTCATTATATATATCTATTATACCTTTTCTTTAAGCCCTGTTTCAAAAATATATTATTCATTTTTTTTAGAAATCTCGCACAATTTGCAGTAACATATTTTTTGAGAGCGATCTAAAGAAACGTCGATTTCGTCTTCTACCCATTCGTGCTGACATATATTTTCTATTTTTTCAACCACTGTTTGCTTAAATAATGTGATTGTATGAATTAAATCATTCATGGCATCATCATCAAATATTGTTAGTAACTGACCATAAATATTATCCTTTTCCTCTAAAAAGAAATTATTTTCCATATTTAAAATATCTTTTTTAATCTCCAATATATGTGTTTTAGTTATATACAGATTTAGAAGGAATTTATAGACCATCTCATTAATATCCGTTAGGATATATTTTTCACTTTCCATATTTGTTAGTTGTTCATTATACTAACAACTATTTATATCCTTTATATATATAAATGGATACAGGATCTGTTCGTACAATTAATAATGAAAAGGAGATTATTTTTACAATTGGGAGAATGAACCCACCCACTTCTGGGCATGTTGCTTTAATTGAATTATTAATGAATACCGCTATACAAAAAGGGTTGACACAAATAAATATTATATTGTCTAGTACTACTGATAGTGAAAAAAATCCTTTAGAATGTGAGGAAAAAAGAATGCTTTTATATAGCGGAATTATTGATACTATTAAACAGAAATTATCTAAAGAATTTGTTGATATAGCACATAAAATTAATGCAATGAATGTTGAAATTATTTGCATGAATGATGATACATCTATGGATTTTGAAAGTAATCCAATATTAAAAAGTGTTGAATATATTTTATCTCTTTATGGATATCCAAGAGAAGGATTAAAAATGGATTTGATTATTGGACAAGATCGTAAAGACAGCTATGGTTTTATAGGTACTTTCTTATCACAGAAATCACCACCTGTTGCATTTGATGACAGTATTATTTTACAGAGATCAGAAGGTGCAATGTCCGCAACCTACATAAGAGGATTAGCGACTTCTGGTACATCCGAAAATAAACAGTCATTTTTAGAACATTATGCATCGATTGGAATACCAGCAGAACGTGCAGAAGAAATATATCAGCAAATACGTGACAATATAAATCCTGAACCTAAACCAAAAAAAGCAAGGGATAGTGGTAGTGGTGGGTCAAGAAAGCTAAGAAGAAAGCGTATACGTAAAACTATACGTAAACATAAACGCAAAACCTATAAGAAACGACGGGCTACAAAGAGACGGCGAGCATAAATGAATAATTTACAGCACATAATTTATTCATTTATTTTGTTTACCAAACAGCGTATAAATTTGTCTCTTTCCACCATTTTTCATACGATTATATATTTCGGCTTGTCTTAGCATCTCGTAATTAATTCTTGTGTATGCTCCAAAAGTGGTATCAGAGTTAGGAACGCCTACTCTATAAAAGATTGCATTAGTTGTAATTGTTCCGCTTGCAAATCCAGGCATTGATATATTTATATTATATTATTTATTTTTACTATTCAAAGAAATTAGTTTCTATAAACTCCAATTATATTCGAAATATTTCTTCGGAAAAAATTGGAGTTATAGATTGGTTTCGTGGGTTGATAAATTGGGTAAGCGGCTGCAGCAGCAGCTCCAAATCCGGTGAAATTATATGGGACACCTCTTTTATAGAAGATGCGACTAGTGTTAATTCCTGAAGGCATAATATAAATACATGATAAAAAAATTATTACGTATTTATTAATCTTATTAATCTTATTAATATGATAATTCTATTCTATAATTTAAATATATAAGTAGTACAACGATGGGTTCATTCCTTCCGCCTTTTTAATCAATTTATCGACAATATCTTTGGTAACTGTAAAGGGAAACTCCACCTTTAAAGACATGTCCTCCTCAAACAAGTTTGAGTCTGGACGCATCAACCTGTACAAATTGAGTTTTGTATAAATGATCTCTAAACATCGCTTCAAATTACGCACACCATCTTCTTTAATACAATGATTTTCAATGATATAATGCAGTGTTGCGTCTGGAATGACAATATCTTCATTCGTGAATTTGACCTGTTCTCTTATTCTTGGCAGCAAATAATTATTTGAAATTGCGGTCTTTTGCTTTTGATTGTAACCCTTGGTCTGAATTCGGTACATACGATCTTTCAAAATAGGGTTCACCTTACTTTCATCATTGTAGCTAAATATAAATAGACACTTCGACAAGTCAAAATCGATTTCTGCAAAATATTTGTCATGAAATTGTGAATTTTGTGATGTATCTGTTAAATGTGTTAGAATACCAGCAATTTCCTCGCCT